CGGTTCTATGAAGGCATATCCGATCGTCGTCCTGTTAAGGATAGTTGCTGAAATCGTTGCTACCAACCAACTTCCGTACCCTCTCACATCAGAAGGGATTTAGGGCACCATAACTACGCCGGTGCAGGCTTATTTGGTAGTTTTTTGAGCCTTATTGTGTTCTAATAATGCTTGTTTGAGCTTGTCACTACCGCCAACTCTGACATTTATAATACCATTATAATAGTCATCTGTTTCTAAAACACGGCGATCAAACTGCTCTCTTGCCTCAATGTAGGACATTTCTGCTCTGCTTTTACACAGAAAAAGTATTTCTCTTGTGAAGTTTTCTGGGCCTAGTTCTGCTACGTCTGCATTTAATCTATCGGAACTACCCCAATAGTCTTGCCAGTCGCTTTCTTTAGTGCTGCGTCTTTTATTTTTCTTGCCTTTAAGTGGAGGTTTGGTTACTTTGAATTTTGCAAGTTTTTTGCCTATATATTTTTGCCCAGTAGTTAGATTTGTGATGAGATAAACAAAGCCTTCATATTCATTAGGAATTGCTTCAATAACCTCGCCTTTGTAAGTCCACTGCATGAACTTAATTATTCTTTTTGGGTCTCCCTACCATGCCTTTTCTGGCTTCTTTTCGTGCCTTGCGTTTTTCTTGTATTTCTACTCGCCTTGTACTTGCCTGATTTCTTATTTCGCTTAACCAGAATCGTGCTTTAATACCCGCCTCATCAGAGCCATGATATTCAAAGCGATCCTGCCATTTAAAATATTCTTGGAATGCATGGATCATTTCGTCATGCGATTCTGTACTCATTTCCAACTTGGTCCCATAAAAAACATTGCTAGTGTTTTTCTTGTTCCTGACGTTACAGGATTTACTTTGTGTTGTACAAACGATGGAAAAATAATCATCGATCCAGGCTTAGAAAAATCTGTGATATTTTCTTGCCCGCTAACAAATAAACTTAATTCTCCTCCAGTATACGGAGTTTGAGAAATGTTTAATAATGCAGTTAATTTTATGTCAAAAGGCTGATCAAATGTAACATCCCAGTGCCAATCGTATTCTTCTTTGTTATTTCCGTTGTAAGTGTTGTACAATAATGTATTAATGCCTGTAATTTCAAATAAATCGTATCCAAAAAACTTACGATTAAGTTCTAAGCACGTATCTTTAAAAAATTCTAATTCGTCCCTCAGCTCGTAATAAGGAACAACTAACACAGTACTAGTTTTTGTCACACCAGCCGCCGGAGCATTAGGATCTTCCTGTTGTGCATGACAGCGAAGCAAACGCTCATTAATCGCATTTAAACGATCTTGTGTTATAAAATCTTCTAAGAAGTACGAATAATGTTTCATTCTATAATTTCTACATCCGTGCTGTAATTTGTAAATCCGTTCTCCTTAACAACTTTGAGAACTTGATTTACACGGCTGGTTAAATCGTCGCGGTGCGAAATAAGGAATACATTCTTATCTCGTTCGCGTGTCATCTTCTTTAACACCGCAATAGCACTCTCAACACCAGCACTGTCCATGCCACTGTCGACTAATTCGTCAATAAATAGGAGGTTGATACTTTGATATAGGTTCTCCCAAACATCACGGAATGCCCAACTCATTGCTAATACAAGTCGATTTCTTTCGCCTCTTGAAAGATTATCAAAGTCTAGGTCTTGCCCCAACTGTGTAATTATCACGGTTAGGTCATTATTAAACTCCACTATATGCGGCAACCCTATCTTTGCTAGATAATATGTTAAACGTTGATTTAGGAATGCTAGATTCTGGTCAATAATACGTTTGCGCACAAAACTATCTTTGTTTGTAAGCAGTTTTAACAAGAAGTCCTGGTGTTCCTTAACTCTTGTAAGTTCATTCACACTATCCCAACTAATTTCTTGTACTGCGGTCGCACGTAATTCATCAATTTGTTCTGTGTAAGGATTCGCTTCTTGCGATTTTGATTCTAGATCCTTAATCAAACTGTCTAGAGTATTGCGATGATTTAATGCTTCTTCAAGAGAGTTATATTCTACACTAGGTCTATCTCCTAAATCTCCAAGCAGACTTAATGCTTCATTTAAGCCAACAAGTTCTTCATTGTGTTCGTTGAGAGTTGAACGTGTTTCATCAACCTGTTCATTTTTACGATGCAGCATTTCTTCGTGTTTTGCGTCGTGTATGTCTTGACCACAACTATGACATTTATGATCCATTAGCAATGCAAGTTCTTTTTCTTGCTTCTCTAGTGTTTTTTGTTCTCGTTCAATGGTTGCAATTTGTCTTGCAACTAAAGAATTAATGTTGTCAAGTTCGTTTTTGTTTTTGTTCCATTCGTCTAAAGCACGCTGATTAACAATCTCTTGATCGATATTGATTTTTTCTAGTGCTGCGATTGCTTTCTGTAGATCTGCAATAGAATTTTCTTTAGTCGTATCCCAAAGCCCTTGTTTGCGTTCAAGTGATGTGATGCTTTCTTGAATACGGTCGTTACTTGCTTTTACTGTTTCAATCCTTGTGTTTTCTGTAGCGATTGCATCTTTTGTTTGCTTAATTTGTTCTTTGAGCGCATCTGCTTTTTCACTCAACATTGTTATCCCGAGCAGTTGTTCAATAATCATACGTTGATCATTTGCTCGCATACTCAAGAACGGTTCAGTATAAGTGTTTAGGGCCACAAGATGTTTGAACATATCGTGGCTCATTCCAAAGATTTCTTCAATAGCCTTTTGTGTTTCTCTGCTATCGCCTTGGCTTTCACTGTCTTCAACGTTTTCTTGTTCTTGCCCGTCAATGTACAAGTTAAGAGTGTTAGGCTTTCTGCCTCGTTCAATGTGATAATCTATGCCGTCCTTTTCAAAGGATACAGTAACAAGCATACCTTTACTGTTAATTTTATTAATAAGGTTATCTTTTTTGATATTTGTTAATGCTTGTCCATAGATAGCATAGCTTAAACTATTAACGATTGTGGTTTTACCTGTACCGTTTCGACTTCCACTATCATCACCACCAAGATCTAGGTTTTCACCTAGTACCAGTGTTAAATGTCCTTTATCGAAGTCAATGGCTTGGGTTTGATTGCCTACGCTCATAAAGTTTTTTACTGTTAGGTTTTTGATCTTAATCATAGATTTCTGTAAATGTCTAGTAATAGTTTCTTGTCGAACGCATCTGATTCGATAGCATCAATCTGATTCATCACAATTGTATCAACGCTTTCAAAATTAACATCAACAGGCGTTGCATTCATTTCTTCAATTTCAACCTTTTCTGGAATAAGCATTAACTCACGCAGGTTGTATTGCGGAATAAATGTTTCCTTGATAAAGTTTGCTTCTTCAAAACTGATAGGAACGTCAATAGTGACACGGCAATGCATACGTTCGTGCAAATATTTGTCCGGATCCGCCAATAGTTGACTTAACTTGTAGGTTCTATATACAGGTTGATCGGGCCAAGTACGGTATTCAGGCTCACCACCCCATTCTAACAGCATCATACCACGATCGTCGTCGTGTGCGTCTGCATAGTTGTGGGGGAATGCATTACCAATGTAATGAATGTTGTTACTGCTTTGACGTTTGTGAAAGTGTCCGCTGAACACATACTCTTGATTTTTAAAATGTGTTCTCTGCAGATTACCGTGGTCGGGCATTTGTACCATTGCGTTCATATAGAATGACGGCAGTTCAAAGTGACCAAACATATATTTGCTGGTATCCTTTTCAACAGCCTTCCACTCATCGCCAACTAGCCACGGCAATATAGTAACATCGCCTTCTGTGAAGGGTTCTCTAATAGGAACTATATTTGGGAATAAACGCATAAACTCAATAGAGTTAATTTCACGCTTTTCCTTATAAAACAAGTCGTGATTTCCTAAAATGAAATATACTTTTTTAAACGTTTCGTTTAAACGTTCTAAATTACTAACAGTATAGTTCATAGTTGAAACATCGGTGCTGGCACGATTGTGATGCCAATCACCTAAAAAGATACAAGTTTCTGCATCTGCTTCTTTGGCCTCTTTGCAGAACCAAGTAACAAAATTTTCACAGTCGATGTTGTGTGTTCTACTCCCACTCTTAAGACCAAAGTGTATATCTGTAAAACACGCTACTTTATTGAATAACGGCATAGCCTACCCCATTTATCCTGTTACTATAGCACAAACTCATTAGAATGTCAATCCCAATCAGAATCCCCACCGCCAACATTTCGTTCGTGCTCCATACCATTATTTCTTCCGCTGTTTTGTCGTGTCCAACTTGGGTTAAGTCCATTCATCTCTAGTATATCGTCACGTATGTTTTGATTACGCTTTTCAATATTAATGATTCTAACAAACGAGTTAGTAACAGCCGCAGTATAATAGGCAAATGGATTGTCTGACTTTGATTCGTCAAACTGTAATCCAATCTGTGCTAACTGTAGTATGGCCTGTCCACGCATTTCATCGTTGTAGGTATAACCACGAACATTACCACGGGTAGCATAACGTTCACATAATTTCATCCACATCTTGGCAAGTTCGTTAGTTGCCACTCCTTTTCGCCCGTTGAATTTTCCAGTGTTAACATCGCCCTGCCAATGACTTTTTCCTACACAAATAAGATTGTCGTTTTCGTCAAATTTCCAATGTTGGAAAGGTGGAAAATTTACCTTTTCGTGACGATCGGCCTCGGTCTTAATGGTCTTTTTTCTTCCTGGCGCTTCTGGAATATGCTCAAATGTCATTATGCGAAATATAACATCTGTCTTTTTAATTTTTTTATAGTCTATTTCAAAGTCTTTTGCAGGTAATTTTTTATTTGCAGCAATCATTGCTGCTTCGTGCGCCTCTTGGGAAAGACGTTTTGCACGATTTCGTTTAGCTTCTGCAGTCGTCCTAACGTTAATTT